ATGAAGCGGTTGCCGCCGAAGTTGATGTTGAACTCGTACTCGCACCTCTTGACGCACTTGCCGCCACTGTATGCGTCCTAGTTGCCGTTACCGCCGCCTTGGTTGCTGACGGGCTTGCCACCGCCGACGGGCTCGCACCCGCTACCATCTCCGTCACCGTCTGAACCGCATTGTAGTTATTACCGTTCTTTGAAATGACGACGAGTGCCCAAAGACTGACGGTGCCCGTTCCTGCTACCGGCGGTGTCCACGTCGCCTTAATAAGTGTATGGGTGGATCCGCCGTTTGTCTGAGTAATAGAGCCCACACAGCCCGTATTAGAATGCGACTGTGAATCGCCCGCCGCAAACGACCCCGCTATAGAGCTAGCACTTGTCGGGAAACTAGAGGGGGTACCCTTGACTGGTGCCCAGCTCCAGCCCTTGAAGGCTGTGCTCGCCGCCGAAAGTTGAACTGTATACGTCTTGCCCGCGGTCCACTGCGTCACCGTAGCGGATGTGCTTGTATCAATGAGTGAGAGCGTCCAGTCAGCAGGCATCGGGCTCTTATTCGTACCGTGACCTGCCTGCCCACAACTCGTCGCCCCGCCACTATACGCCCACGAGCCGACAATGCTCGCTGCTGCAAGGACTAGAGATAGGATGCCCATTTGGTATAATTACCTATTATGGCTGGTCTCCTTTATTTTTAGATAGCGGTCAATTTTGAGGTCCGCAATTGTAACCCAGCGTTGATAAATACACTTGAGTATCTGGGGTGAGATAGTTATTGTTAAATGTATATAGTTCAATCGCCGTGGGCATATCCGATAGCGTTGTGATTAGATTTGTATCGCAATACAACAGCGATAAGGATTGAGGCAACGGTGGCAAGGTGGTCAACTTATTTTTATCACAACTCAGCGATGTAAGAAGCGAAAATGACCCTGATAAATCGGTCAATTGATTTGCGGACACGCCTAAAATCGTGAGGCTTGACGGGAGCTCTGGGAGGTCGGTCAGTTTATTGTAGGCACAATAGAGTTCTGTTGTAGTAGTCGGTATAGTCGGCAACACCGTAATCTGATTCGTCTGGCAATATAACTGCTGTAAGCCGTTCGGCAGGTCGGGTAGCGACGTAAGTTGATTGTCACCGCATATCAATGTATTGAGCGTGTAGGGAAGTTCAGGAAGGCTTGTTAGCAGATTAAACGAGCAGTCCAGCCATGTAAGATACGGCGGCAACGGCGGGAGCTCCGTCAATCCTAGATTTGAAACATCCAATCGTGTTGTATCTTTCAAATTCGCAATACGTTCTTCTGCGATATCCATTCTAGTATTTAAAACTTTAAAAATTGCTATAATTTTACGTTGTTTTACGATTCTTACGTGTTTTACGCTTACCACCACGGGACAACTTCGCCGCTAGTTTTGCCTCCGCGATAGCAGTATTCAAGTTTCGTGAATGCTTGCTCTTTAGTTTTGCGATTAAACTACGTACAGTCCGAGTAGCAGCGTTACTTCCTCTACGATTCAACACAATACGTCCTACCTCCAAAATATCGCTCTTTTTTCCTAAAAGTGCGGCATTTTTATCAATCTCAACCTTCACAACGGAGTTTAGATTGTTCATTCTATTTATGGACGAGTTTTAATGCTTGCGGTTGCGATTGCTCTTCTTAGCATTCTTATGGCTCTTGCGGCTCTTGCGGTTGTTGCGACGGCTCTTGCGGTTGTTACGACGGGCACCGCCGAACAACGACTTGGGTGGCGCAGGGGACGAACCGTTCTCGGGTCCTACACGCGCCGCCACAGGCCAGACCTCATTGAACGCCGCTACACCATCCGGTAAGAAAACACCCTTATCCGTGGAGGGAGAGAAGGTGAAGCCCGCCGATGACGCATTATAGACCGGTAACGATGATCCAGGACCACGGTAGCACTCCTCAGGGTAGGCGTTCGGTGTACCGTACGATCCGCCTCTGCGCTTGGTACGGCGACCACCCTTCATGAACGCAGGGTTCAATGTACCCTCCTCAAAAGGTGATACGCCCGCTGTAGATCCAGGGGGAGCGAGCGAGTACAAGTCGGCAGGAGCACGTGGGTCAGGCATCTCAGGTACCTGAGGGTTGAGTAAGTGATGCGTACCCATGCGACCGTCGCACGGTACCGGTGTATGTAACGCATCTACATTTGGACCGTCGCCACCAATGCTCTGGCTAGGGTCAATCGCATAACCGTACGTACCGCCGCCTCGGTGTTTGCGTGTACGACGTCCGCCTGAGTAAGGCGCATTATTGCGTGCAGGTAAACCGGTAAACGCCGGCGCACCGCATCCGCAGCCGCCTCCTGTCATAAGACGAGCCTGGCAGCCGCACGCACCACCGCGTACTCTGCGACTGCTGCGACCGCCCGTCAACGCAGGCTGAGGTAAAATGCTACCGCACGCACCACCACGACGGCGACGAGCCCTGCGGGATCGGTTGCTTCGCTTACCTCCCGCCATCGGTGCCTGCGCCGATGCCAAACTCGCATTTGTCACCTCGTTGTAGAGTTCGCCGGGACGGTTGGTCCAGTAGCAATCATTGTACGGGTGAGTTACAGCGTACTGACCCAAGCCAGTCTGGTTCTGCCAGTCGCCGCCAGGCATCTTATCCAAGGGAAACAATGTGCCTTCCGCGGCATAACCGCCGCCGCGGCGATTCGCACTTCCGTGAAGCCCATGCTTCTTGTTCATTCCACGGCGTAACGCACGATTCATCCTCTATCTTACCCCTCGGATTTTTTCGGCTCTATAACCGTCTTAATTTCCCACTTATCAAATTGCTTATTATGCTCAGCCACGACGGCGATTTCGTCCAGGTTCGCCAAACGCAGTGCCTTACTAATCGCCAACGTCCTCACCAATCCCAGACCCAGGCGCTCTTCGCCCCGCCAAACGGAGTAAACGTCGGGTCCTATTTCCTTCTTCACCTTGAAAATATCCGCACCAGGTACAGGCTCCTTGGCGGGCTGGGTTACCGGTGCCGGCTCAGCCTTTGGTGGAATCCAAATAATCCGCTTCGTATTCGGTGTATTAAGAACAAACTCCACAACCTGGTTTGCGTCGGGCTCCTGTGCCTGAATCAGATTCACCGATGTATATTTCGCCAAAACAATCTCCGTTCCCTGTAATTCTAACATAGGTTTGAAATGGTTTGCGGCGAAGTCGGCGACAATCCGCTCCCAACGCTCTCGGAATGGCTTAGTCTGCCACACGGCGGTGCCCTGCCACGTCAGGACGTCCTCAATCACGAGTTGTCTGGTCTTGTTATAGTATGCTGAAAAGATAGCACCGTCGTTTAGAACGGTTTGGGAAAGACGAAGGCGAATGCGTTGCGGTCCCATTTTCGCCGCAATCGGTGGCAGATATACCGCGTATCCTAGATTGGGAACAACCGCAAGGAATCCTGAGAGGATACCACGTGGTCGAAGACTTGCGACGACTTTCTCTTTACGAATGAGGGCTTTATCGGCGCCGTTCTCGGCGTACATACGGCTAATGCCAAGCGTCTTACCACGCGCACCCCATCCACTATTGCCTATGTATTCTTCGGTGGCGGCGACCCAATCCATTATGTTTTTGGGGGTATAATTAATTAATGTGACCGGGTTTTAGACCGGCAGGATTACGCATGATTTGCTTCATATTCTGCCGAGGCTATCAATAAGCCATTTGAGTAAGCAGACGTTCCAGTAAACCCAATAGATAGAGATGATGAACCAGGCGCGGTCGCATTTTTTACCCATAACACCTTACCAGATGAGTTATAAGCTACTACAAAATTATTAAAACTACCATTATTAATGATAGTAAGCCCAGAATTTACGGTTCCATTCGGTGTGCTATAGAATGAAACCAGAGGGGGTGTGCCAACTGTATCCGTCCATCCGCTGACATACACGTTTCCGCCTCCAACCGTGATTGAGGTAGGTAATACACCTACATTCTCACTATAAGGATAAGTGCCGGTGAATAAGGTTTTCCAAAGCGGTGTTCCGCTTGTATTATATACTATAACAACTCCTATAGTAAATCCCTGTCCGTTGTAAATCATGGTATTACCGGTTGGCACCCCACCGGATGGCATAACTGAATTCGCCGGATCGTAGGTTGCTATATTTGAATTCTGTGAATATGCTGAGACATAGATATTACTGCCATCTACAGTCATACATCTGGCGACCAAAGAACCATTTTCTGGGTCGCCGTACGGCGCGCTCATATTCACTGCCCATTGTACTACTCCACTACTATTGTATTTTACAAGTACTAGATTCGCCGAATAGTTCCATCCGTACACTTGCCGAGCAGGATTGGTTTGGTCCGTAGCCGAATAGACATTCAGAGGAAACTGACCTACATCGTGATTTACAAGTCCGTACCATCCCAGCGCATAAATATTGTTAGAAGTGTCTGCTGAAATAGCTACTCCATACGATTGTCCAAAGTATCCATCTGACCCGTCGCCATACTCAACCTTTGTAGCCCATAAAGGGGTTCCACTTATATTGTATTTAACGACTAACATTGTGTAGGTACCTTGCGTTGTAACATTTACGCCAGGTTGAATCGCACCACTCGCATTATAAAAATATTGGGTAACTGTTCCGCCAGTTCCATTTGATCCAAAAGCACCTGTTATATAAATATTTGAACCCGTATATATAATACTATAGACATACAGCACTCCTTCTAAATCAGGACTAGTCGTTGTGGGTGTCATCTGGACGCTCCAAACCGGATTTCCGCCCGAATCATATTTGATTAAATATCCATTTTGAACATCGCCACCACTTGGTGGCGGATAGGAATGAAACACGGAACCATCTAGATTATAAACATTACAACCATTACCGGTATATCCTGCTACATAAATATTATTTCCGTCGTTGGTGATATTTAATACATTCATCCAATCAATATTATTGGTCCATAAAGCGATGCCCGATGAATTATATTTTACAATAAGTCCACCTACCAATGGTGACCCGCCAGTAATATTTGTAGTGACCGTAACCGTTTTATCCGCATTAATGAAATAGGGTATACCGCTGGCACCAAAATACAAATAGTAATCGGAGACTAAAATAGTATTTGTTCCATCGGTTGTTAAACTTGCGTATCCCAAAGATGTACCGCTTATATCGGCAACAAATAAAGGCTTGCCACCACTGTTATATTTAATCAAGTTTAATCCATATGAGTAGAGTGCTGTGTTTGATGGTGGCGCAATCGAGGTTGCTACATACTCTACATTTGTTCCATATGTAAGACCGCCAGTTGCGGGTTGAGTCAAATAAGGAGCACTTGTATTATTTGCCCATTGAGTAATACCATTTGTATTGTAGGCTATTAGAAAATCGTTTTGGACACCAGTCAACGGTATCGTAACTCCTGAGAGCACCGGTTGTCCGCTCGGCGGCGGTATAACCGCACCATTATTATCATAGGGCACATCGTATGTAGACGTAGGAGCCGTCATATTTCCGCTTACATATAGATAATTGTTAACCACGGAAATATAGAACGGACTGCCGCCAAATATATTTGTAACCCATTGTGCGATACCCGCTGTGTTATAATTTATAATAACACCGTCTCCTAATACCGAAATATTTATAGGACCAAATGTTGTAGCATTCGTATTATAACACGTAATATTACCACTAGTGACCCCCGCAATATAAATATTCGTTGTAGTGGCTGTAATAGAATAAATGGTATTTGACGCTGCCCCAATGATATTTGTTCCCCACTGTGCTACACCTAATTTGTTGAACTTTACAAGATAGACAGCAGATCCTGAATTATATCCTTTAATAGAAATCACCGGCGCAGAATTGTATGACTGAGAATTGGGAGAATATATATTTAATGGACCAGACATACGATTTCCGTTATATGTACCCGCAGCATAGACATTATCTGCGGCGTCGACATAAAGTGCGGTCGCCGATACCGTATTTAAATTTCCTATACTTGCTGCCCATATAATATTTCCCGCTGTAGTATACTTCGCAACAAATGCGGTTAAACCGCCGTTAGTAGACACCGAGGATAAACTTATTCCAGACTCCACATCTCCTGGTGGGTTATAAAATACTAAATTGCCCGTTTGACCATACGACCCTGTTACATAAATACCAGTCGGTCCTATTGCTATCGCAGTTATTGTACAATTCGCATTTGACGCACCGATTTCGGTCACCCATGATACCGCACCGCTTGGAGTATATTTCAAAAAAACTCCACTATTATAATTTGCCGCCAGTGGATAGAGCTGTTTAAAACTTACTCTACTACCTGAATAAGTAATTGAATATAAAACACTTTCTGGTGAATCATTTAATGTATACAAAATATTATTTAATCCAGTTATATTCGTCAATAATGATCCGTTACCTAGATTTGTTATTATTTTGGAACTGGCAGGGGTTGCGTAAGTATATTTTAAGAAATTATTAGCACCATACAAGGAGACATAAATATTATATGAATTAGGATCCGCATAAATACCATATACACTTTGAGGAATATTTATATTTGTACCTGTACCTGTACCGGTACCAATAGACGCATTTACAGTTAGATACAGATGACCACTTAAATCCCAATTAGTATCATTATTTACATTGCTCACATCCCAAATAATTCCACTTACATCAGGATAATGAGCATTATTATAATCAGCAATTAAAAGGTGCCCATTACTAAGAGTACCATGGTTTGTATAAGAAACACTAAATGGTAAAATAATACCATCTGCTCTGCTTGAACTATTTGTAACGGTTTTAGTATTAAATGCTCCAACAGTTGGAGGTGTAACTTCATTATTCATAACTATTCTACATAGTGAGTTTGGGGTGCTTGTATTTACTAAATATAATTTACTCTGGTAATCGGTTGTTATAGAATAAATTCCATTAATTTGTAAAATCTGGATAGGGGCGTCAGCAAATGTTGTATTCAATTGCCAAATTGTTTGTTGGTTGTCTACTATATATAAATATCCAGCCTGCCATGCTACAGATGATATAACTGTACTCACTCCATAGGCACCAAGAGATTTAATACTCATAATCTCACCGTTCGTCTTCAATTTATAAGCATTCGGATTGCTATCAATTATATAGATATATGTACTATCATTTGTAATTGCCGACGCATTAAATAAACTGACATTCTGTTTCAACGTTCTATACAGGATTCCATTCGCATTATACACATTTAAATTTGTAAAAAAAGTGCCCGCCTGGTAACTATTCACACCATCGGTCAGACTTGCCAACAACTGTAAATATGTTTGTGACGTGAGATAGGTAGCCCACTGCGCAATACCATTCACATTATACTTTACAATATAACTTCCGTTTGCCATAGTTGATATAGACACCGGTGTAACAAGTTGCGTCCCATTCGTGTTTACAAATAGAAGCGCACCCGAAAAATCTCCCACCGCATATACATTCGTTCCGTCTGTGGTCATACTATGATTTGATACGGCACCACTGATATCTGTAGTCCATTGAACCACGCCATTATTATTGTACTGTGCGATGTTACATCCATACGATGTCAACGCAGAATTTGGCACCGGTGGCGGCGGAATAGGTGGTAACGTAGGAACACTCGCAATATACGAATTATATTGTGCTATCGTTGTATTGACCGCCCCCGCATCTAAATCGGTGGCAATAGAGACCGATGACCCATTTCCACCGTTTCCACTACTCCAAGCCACTGTGTTTGTAGTACGAATGAGTCCGTTATTAATAGACTGATTTGTAATCGTCGCATTCGCAAATATCATACGCTCTCTACGACGTGCTGTCGTAGCAGAAGCACCGTTATTCGTTGCGGACGGTATTTTCCTATTCGGGCATAGCATTTATATCATAGAAAATGAACTATTCATTTCCGCCCCGTCAAAGGCGCCTACACCCTGCATAAAGTCGCCGCCATTCTGTAGCATTTCTGGTGAATAACCGGCGGCGTTGTGTGGACCCGGCGACGAATGCTCCGATCCGAGTCCCGATGAGACAATCTTACCCACTCCAGGACGCTGACGGTGCTCAATCATCTGCTCAGGATGACGTAAGTTGGATCCAAACTCTGCGTCAATAAACGCCACACGATTCAGTGGGTCGGTCGCCTCCGGTGGGTCGTA